TTTCATTGGGTTGAGCGCAACCCCATGGGCCGACGGCATGGGCGAGCGGTGGCAGGATCTGGTGATACCCGTGACCATCGGCGACCTGATCGAGGCCGGCATGCTGTCGCGGTTCAAGGCGTTTGCCCCGGACGTGCCCGACTTGTCAGGCGTGAAGATCAAGGCCGGGGAGTATGCCGAGGCTGGGTTGGAGCGCGTCATGGGCAGCGCGAAGCTGGTTGGTAGCGTGACGCAGACTTGGCTTGAAAAGGGCGACAACAGGCCGACGCTGTGTTTTGCGGTCAACCGGGCACACGCTGCGGCACTGGCGGGCGAGTTTCAGCGCCACGGGGTGGCGAGCGCCTATGTCGATGCGTTTACGGACATGGCCGAGCGGTCCCACATCAACGGGCAATTCCGTGCCGGCGAAATTCGGGTGATTTGCTCCGTGCGGACGATGACAACGGGCGTTGACCTGCCGGTGTCGTGCATCATTGACGCGGCGCCTACGCGGTCGGAAATGCTGCACGTCCAAAAGATCGGCCGCGGCTTGCGGGTAAACCCCGGCACCGAGGATTGCCTGATCTTGGACCATGCCGGAAACAGCATCCGGCTTGGGCTGGTGACGGACATTTACCACGACGCACTGAGCGTGGCCGACCGGGCAGAGAAGGGCGAGAAAAAACCTGATGACGAGAAACTGCCGAAACCGTGCATCATGTGCGGCGAGTTGCACACGGGCATGACCTGCCCCGGTTGCGGGCATGAGCGCAGACCATCAGGGCGTGTTGAGACGGCAGATGGTGACCTGGTGCAAATCTCTGGCGCCCAGAAGCGCCCGTCGCTGACTGACAAGCAAACGTTTTGGAGCATGGCCCTTTGGCTCGACAACGAGCGCGGTCGGGGCGGTAAGCTGGCGAAAGGGATGTTTAAGGGCAAGTTCGGCGTATGGCCCAACGGGTTGCAGGATACGCCGATCCCAGCCGACCGGGCGTTCATGAATTACGACAAGTCGCGGCGCATCGCCTACGCGAAAGCCATGGCGAAAAGGGATGAAGCCGCATGATACACCACGAAAAAACCGTCGTCGCGGCGAAAGGCAAGTGGCGCGGCGTGTTGCTGCATTTGGGCATTCCGTCGTCTGCACTGCGCGACAAGCACGGGCCTTGCCCGATGTGTGGCGGCGAGGACCGTTTCCGCTTCGACAATAAGGAAGGGCGCGGCACCTACATTTGTAATCAATGCGGCGCAGGCGATGGGATGAAACTAGCCTGCGATTTCACGGGCCAGCCCTTCGCCGAGGTGGCCAGCCGGATTGACGGCATCCTAGGCAACGTCAAAGCGGATGCGCCTGTGCGGCCAGCAATGACCGAGGATGAGCGGGTGCAAGCCCTACGCGCGGCGTGGGCAGACAGCCGGCCCGTTGCGCCAGGCGATTTGGTCGACGTGTATCTCCGGGCGCGAGGGTTGGGCGAGCGAGCCTATCCGCCGGCCCTGCGCTTTGCCCCTGCGTTACGCGACGGAGAGGGGGGCGTGCGGCCCGCAATGCTGGCGCTGGTAGGGTTGCACGGGCACAAGCCGACAAGCCTGCACAGGACGTTCCTACGGGCTGACGGAGGGGCTAAGGCGGAGATGGCCTCCCCACGGAAGATGATGCCAGGCGAATTGCCGGATGGCTGTTGCGTCCAGTTGTCAGAATGGACACAATCAGGCCCGCTCGGCATCGCAGAGGGCATCGAAACCGCTATGGCCGCCTCAGCGTATTTCGACGTTCCCGTGTGGTCCGCCATCAACGCGACGATGTTGGCCAAATGGCTGCCGCCGCCGGGCTGCGAGGAAGTGGTGATCTTCGGGGACAACGATGCGTCATTTGCGGGCCACGCTGCGGCGTATCGGTTGGCGCATCGCCTCTCAGCTCGGCAAATCCCCGTGACGGTGCAGATGGCGCCGATCCCCGGACAGGATTGGGCAGATGTTTGGTATGCGCGGTTTCGTGATGGGGGATAATCATGATGCCGCATAACCATTCCGGCGGGCGCGCGTGCGTCGTGCCGGGCACACAAAAAACCCCGCCGCAGGTGGTGCCTGGGCGGGGTGGTTGGGGAGAAATGGGGTTAGGTGCGGATTTTTGTGGAGGGGTGACATGATCGACCCGCTAGCCGTGGCCATCTGCTGCGAGGGCCAACCCTGCATCCGCCCCGAGGCCTGCGACGCGAACCGGGAATATCGGGTGCCGGTGTCGCCAACGAAAGCCGCGCAGGCTGTGCGGGTGCTGCTGTGCCAGCAGTGGCGGGAGTGGCCGAAGGAGAAAGCGCAATGAGCAAACGCCACAAACACACACAGGCCATCCTGTCCGACCTCGGCCCCGAAATCTTAGACCCGACAACGGGCGAACTCCGCCGCGCCGTGCCGCTGGTGGTTGAGGACGTGGCCGTGGGCATCCGCGCCACCGTCAAGCGTGGCAGGCGTCGCGAGGCATGGGAGGGCATCAAGGGCCTGACGCCCGGCATGCACCAGGCCGCGCTGGCGTATCGGCAGGCATGGGAACACCTCAGCGCCGGGCGCGGCATGGGGCCGATGCCGTGGGGTGCGGATCGTGTCGGCGGCACCGGGGCGGGCGTCGTGTTGCTGGCGCAGGAGCGGGGATTGAGCGCGGCGGACGTTCACACGCGCGGCGTGCGGGCGATGGGGCTGGTAGCCTCGCAGGGCGTCGTGCAGTGGGTTGTCATCGAAGGGCGCGGCGTGGAAGCGTTTGACGTGGCCCGGCAGCGGCGGAAGGGCCAAGCCGGGGTTGAGTTGGTGGAAGCGTTAAGCAGGGCAGCGGAGGCGTATGGGTGTGAGTGACATGAAGCGGCGCGCCGCAGAACCGCTTGACACCTCGGGGGCGTTCGTGCCATGACCTAGGCAATCTGCAATTTCTGTCTGCACCGCCCGCCCGGCACAAGCTTGGCGGGTTTTTGCGTTTGCAAGGAACCCGCACATGCCCGGCAATCCCATCGGCCAGTTCGGCGCCGCCACCATCGTGACGGACGGCGCTACCCAGGTGTTCGACTGCTCCAGCGGTGGCGTGTTCCAGTGGACCCTCGGCGCATCGCGCACCATGAGCGCGCCGATCAACCAGGTTCCGGAGCAGCAGCTTCAGATTCGCGTGATCCAGGACGGCACCGGCTCGCGTCTGGTGACGTGGCCTGGCAGCTTCGTGTGGTCGGGCGGCACCGCGCCCACGCTTACGACCACGGCATCGCGTATGGATATCGTTTACGGCGATTGGGACACCGTGAATAGCAAATGGCGTATGCGCGCCTCTGTGCTGAACTACGTGGTGTAACGGCCATGAGCAGCCTTCTTTGGCCTCCCGGCGTTGAGATGATGGACTCGGCCGATGTGCTGGCCGCGTGCAATTACAAGCAGACCGCATACGCCGCTGGCGTGACGGCTGGCACCATCCCGGCCGGCACGATTACGGGCGGTTCTCAGGTCGATCTTGTGTCGGCAGCGACCACGCCCGGCACGCAGACCACGCGCACCGCCGTGCAGATGTTTGCTGATGACCCTCTGGCGTATCCCGGCCGGGCGTATCGGCTGCGCATCGCACAGTCTGGCGCCGGCACCCTGACGCTTGCGGGCGGCACGGGCGTGACCATCAGCGGCACCGCGACGGTTGCGACAACCACGTTCCGCGACTTCGTGGTGGTCTATGGCGGCACGGCTGACGTTCCGACCGTGACGATTACGAACGTTGGGTTGGGCACTTACACTTAACCGTGGCCTGGCCCAAGGAAGGACCAAACTACCGCCCCGCGCAGGGCTACGTTGAAAAGCCGGCCAGCGGCATTCCGGCTTCTGGCATCCCGGCTGGCGGACCTGGCCTGTGGGGCGAGGCTGGGGGCGCTAGGCCCGCGTTCTCGGCGGAGAACCAACCGGCACCGGAGGCTAAGTCCGTGGGGCACGAGTTGCGCCAGCAGTTCCGCGAGAAGCTGGCGAAGAAGCTGGACAAGGTTGAAGCCGTTTACGACGCGGCGCTTGTGGACCCTGACAACCGGGTGCGCCTCGTGGCTGCCAAGCAAATCAGCGTCGAGTTGTGGGGGCAGCCCAACCAATCGTTGAGCGGGCCGCCGGATCCCGAGGGTAAGCCAACAAGCCTGATGGTGGCATTTGTCAAGCCAAGCGCCGCAGATTGAGTTTCCCGAGAAGCTGGAATGCCTTTTCCAGCCGGGGCGCTACAAGGTTCTCTATGGCGGGCGCGGTGGCGCTAAATCATGGGGCGTGGCCCGCGCGCTACTGGTGCAAGGGGCGGCGGAACCTCTCCGTGTTCTCTGTGCCCGCGAAATACAAAAGTCGATCACTGATAGCGTCCATCGCCTGCTTGCCGATCAAGTGGCGGCGTTGGGGCTGTCGAGCTTCTACGAAGTCCAGCAGACGACGATAAAAGGCGAGAACGGCACGCAGTTTATCTTTGCGGGCCTTCGCCACAATATCAACAATATCAAATCCCTAGAAGGCGCCGATAGGGTTTGGGTTGAAGAAGCCCAGACGGTTTCCAAGGCGTCGTGGGAAAAGCTGATCCCGACCGTGCGCAAGCCCGGCTCTCAAATCATCGTGACGTTCAACCCTGAACTTGACACAGACGAGACCTACGTGCGGTTCGTGAAGAACGCTCCGCCAAGTGCCGATGTGGTCAAAATCGACTGGCGCGATAACCCTTGGTTCCCTGAGGAATTGCGCGCCGAGATGGCGCACCTCAAGGCCACGGACCCCGACGCTTACCTGACGATCTACGAAGGCCATTGTCGCCAGGTTCTTGACGGCGCGATCTACGCCAAGGAAATCCGGGCAGCGACCGAAGAAACCCGCATCTGCCGCGTGCCCTACGATCAGACTAAGCCGGTGCATACGTTTTGGGACTTGGGCCGCGCCGACAAAACTAGCATTTGGTTCGCGCAAATCGTAGGTTTTGAGTTCCGCGTGATCGACTTCTACGAGAACAGCGGCGAGGCGCTAGGCCATTACCTCAAGACGCTACAGGGGCGGCCCTACGTCTATGGGGATGATTGGCTGCCGCACGACGCCAACAACGAGTTATTGGCCTCAGAGCGCACGATAGCCCAGCAGATGCGGGCCGCCGGGCGAACGGTCAGGATCACGCCGAAGTCAAAGGTTGTGGACGGCATCAACGCGGCGCGGTCCCTATTCCCCAACGTGTGGTTTGACGCTGACAAATGCACGGACGGGCTGAACCACCTGCGCCGCTACCGATATGACGTGGACCCGGAGACGGGGCAGTTTTCCAAAGAACCATTGCACGACGATGCAAGCCATGCGGCCGATGCTTTCCGGTATCTGGCCGTGGCGCTGCGAGAGAAGAAGGCGGCACCAGTGATGAAACCGACCTTCCGCCCGCGCGTGTCGGGGAATAACGCATGGCTGGCCTAAAAGACGACAAGCTTCTCGAGGAAATCCGGGCGAACTTCAAGGCCTGCGAGGATTGGGAAGCAACAGCCCGGCAGAACTACATTGATGACCTGAAATTCGGCAACGGCGACGCGCGCAATCTGTGGCAGTGGCCCGATGACGTGCAGAAGTCCCGCACGCTGCCGGGCTCGCAAAAGCCTATGTTGACGGTCAACAAAACGCGCCAGCATTGCCTTCAGATCATCAACGACGCGCGCCAGAACAAGGTGGGGATTCAAATCCGCCCGGTTGGCGGCGAGGCGACGGAGAAGGCGGCGGAACTGTATGAAGCCCTTGTGCGGGGCATCGAATATCGTTCCAACGCCACGCTGGCCTATGAAGCCGCCATGTATACGGCGGTGTTCGGCGGCATCGGCTACACGCGGGTGCATGTCGATTACGCCGATGAAGACAGCTTCGACCAAGAGATTTTCATCAAGCGCGTAGCCGACCCGCAGACGATCTACCTGGACCCCGACATTCAGGAATACGACGGGTCCGACGCGCGCTTCGGGTTCGTGTTTGAAGACCTGCCGCGCAAGGAAGCTGAAGCCAAATACCGGCGATACAAGGAAGCGTTTGCCGAGGAATCGCTAGGCGGGTCGGATGCGTGGTGCGGCGACGAAAAGGTTCGCATTTGCGAGTATTTCTATCGTTCCGAGACGGCAGACACGCTGATTGCGCTGCCAGACGGGAACACGCTGCGCAAGTCTGAATTGCCGCCGGGTGCCTATAATGCGTTGAAAACTGAGGCCGAAGCCGCCGGGATTGAGTTGCGAGAACGCCCGATCACCAATCAAGCGGTTGAGTGGTGCAAAGTGATTGGCAACACCATCGTTGAGCGGCGGCCGTGGCTGGGGAAATACATTCCCATCGCGCGTCTTGTTGGCGAAGAGACGGTCATCCAAGGCCAGATGGACCGCAAGGGCCATGTCCGCGCGCTTCTCGATCCGCAGAAGATGTATAATTACAACTCCTCCGGGTCGGTTGAGTTTGTGGCGCTTCAGACCAAAAGCCCGTGGCTGGCATCGGCGCGCGCCGTTGAGGGCAACGTAGAGCAGTGGACGGAAGCCAACGTTAAGAATGCTAGCGTCCTGATTTGGCAGGACGTTGACGAGGCAGGCAACCCCATTGCGCCGCCGCAGCGGATTGCGCCGCCCCCCGCCGCGTCTGGCCACATCGAGGGCATGCAGGTAGCGCAGCAAGAGATGATGCTGGTGTCTGGCCAGTATCAGGCGATCATGGGCGCGCCGAGTAACGAAACCAGCGGCCGGGCCATCAACGCGCGCCAACGGCAGGGCGACAACGCAACGTATCACTTTATCGACCATCAGGCCGTGATGATTCGGTTCCTTGGTCGCATCGTGCTTGACCTGGTGCCGAAGGTTTACGACACGCCCCGCGTGTTGCAGGCGATGGGCCGCGATGACAAGCGGTTTAAGGTGCAAGTGGACCCGAACGCGCCGCAGCCGGCGGTTATGCACGCGGATCCGGCGGAACAAGATTTTGACGCCGAAACGGTGGCGGCGGTTCTAAATCCGTCTGTCGGCAAATATGACGTCATCAGCGACGTTGGCCCGTCCTACGCGACGCAACGGCAGGAATCGTTCAACGCGTTCAGTGAGATTCTCCGCCAGCAGCAAGGCGCCTGGCAGGTGGTTGGCGACCTTTGGGCGGAAAGCGCGGACTTCCCCGGCAGCGAGAAACTTGCCGAGCGGTTGCGAAAGATGCTGCCGCCTGCGGTCAAGGGCGGCCCGTCTCCGGCGGAACAGCAGATGCAGCAGCAGTTGCAGGCCATCTCGCAGACGGCCAACCAAGCCGTTGAGCAGTTGCAGGCGCAGAACGCGGAACTTGAGGCGAAGCTGGCGGATCAGGCGGCCGATATCGAGCGGAAGAACTACGAAGCCGAGACGAACCGGCTTCGTGCCATCGGTGGGATTGATCCTGACGCCATGAAGCCGGTTATTCGCGAGATGGTATCGCAGATGATCGGCGAGGCGATTATGCCGCTCATGGCGCAGCACGCGGCGGCGGATCGGGCGATGTTGCCGCAGCCGGCGCCGATGATGGCCGAAGGGATGCCAAATGGCTAGCGCACCACCCGGCTTCTACGACTACCGCTCCAGAGCGGGCCGCCAATACCCGGTATGGATGAACAGCGGCACCGCGCCAACGCGCGCGCCCCGCATGCAGGCGGCGCCGGAATATGAAAACCTCCCGGCGGTTGTGGCGCAGCCTCCCGCCACGCCGAACCTGTTGGCGCCGCAGCCTACGGGGATGGCGCAGGGCTTTGCGCAGCCCGAAGGCGGCGGCGGTGGGTATGGGGCGCCTGCCCAAAGCAACACGACGTTCGGACAGTTCATGTCGGCTCTTGGCTTCAGCGGCTTTGACGGGCCGCAGATGAGCACCGCAGGCCAGATGCCGGGCGATGTAACGGGCACAGGCTTTGCCCAGCAGCAGGCCGATATTGCTGCTCAGATGGGCGCCACGTCCGGTTCTGCGCCGCTTGGCGCGGTATCGTCGGAACAGTTGGGCGATCTTGGCGCGCAGGACGGCGGCGGGCCGGAAACGAACGCTGTCGGTGGCGATATCGGCGGCGGTCCGCAAGGCGATTTCGGCGGCCAGATGGCCGGCCTTGCTGGCATGTATCGCGGCGGGATCGTGACGGCCAACCGGCTGCAAGGGCCAGACCCGCGCGGCCCCGATGACGGTTACGTGGCCATGGACAAGGGCGAAGGCGTCCTGACCGCCAAGGCCGTTCAGCATTACGGGCCGGGCATCGTCGCACGGCTTAACAAGTTGGCGGTGCCGAAAGCCGCTTTCGCCAAGCGTTGACGATCACCAATCGCGTTTTGTGAGAGACAACGCGGTTTGTGTTGCGTGCGTGAGAGACTAAACCCAACCGGAGGGCATCCGGGCGACTGGCCGCGCTGTGAAGCGCCGCAACCATCATGGACCCCATGAGCGAAACACTGGAAAGCGCCACGCAGGGCGCGCCGAATACCGGCGAATCTGTGCCTCAGCCCGCCAACGATACGGCTCCAGACACCGGGCAGGAGCAACAGGCAGACACCGCAGAACAGGCCGAAACGCCAGAGGAACCGAAGCGCAAGCCGTGGTTCCAGCAGCGTATCGACGAACTGACGCGGGAGAAGCATGAAGCACGGCGACAAGCGGAACATCTTGCCGGCTATCTGCGCACCATTCAGCAGGGCCAGCAGTATCCGCAGCAGCAGGACGCACCGCAAATCCCCGCCGGCTACGTGCCAGCGTCGGAAGTGCAGCGCATCGCGGCGCAGCAAGTAGAGGCAGACCGCTTCAACGCGGCTTGCAATGAGATCGCGGACCACGGCGAAAGCCGGTTCCCCGATTTTCAAGAGGCTGTGTCTAACTTCCAGATGTTGGGCGGCCCTTCGCCCGCGCTTCTGGAAGCCGTGACTGCGCTAGGCAAAGAGGACGGCGCCCGAGTTTATTACGAACTTGGGAAGAACCCGGACGAAGCCTCGCGCCTTGCTCGTTTGTCGCCTGCCCGGATGGCCGTGGAAGTCGCGCGGATGGCTGCAAAGCCTGCGACGGCTCCCAGGGCAATTAGCCGTGTCGCCCCGCCGATCAGCCCCATCAGCGCCGCGCGCGCCGAAGTGGGGGGCGAACCTGACGCCAGCAAGAACCCCGAAGCCTGGACGAAATGGTTCAACGATCAGCGGCGAACCCGGCGCTGAGGCGCGCGCCCGCGTAGCCGTATCCCCTTCAAAGGCGGCCCTAGGCAAGCCGCCCCCGCCCCGTCGTGAAGACGGCGCATTCACGAAAGTGAGCCTCCTGTGGCCAATACTTTGCTTAACGTCGACAAGATCACCAACGCGGCGTTGGCGATTCTGCACCAGAAGTTGAACTTCGTCGGTTCGATCAATCGCACTTACGACAGTTCTTTCGCTGTCGAGGGCGCGAAGATCGGTAGCACCCTGCGCATCCGGTTGCCCAACAAGTTCACCACCACGACCGGCCAGGCGCTCAACCTTCAGGACGTGCAGGAAACGAACACGACCCTGACCGTTGCCACCCAGCGCGGCGTGCATACCGTGTTCAACTCGCAGCAGCTGGCCTTGAACATCTTCGACTTTTCGCAGCAGGTGCTTGAACCCGCGATGGCGCAGCTTGCCGCCTCCATCGAAGCGGATTCGATGTCGATGCTCACCAGCGTGTACAACACCGTCAACGGCTCCGGCAGCGCGCAAACCCTGCGCAACGTTCTGGGTGGCCGCAAGATTCTGCGCGACAACCTGGCACCAGCCGCAGAGACCTACATGGCCCGCATCGACACTCAGTCGAATGTGGATCTTGTGGACTCGCTCAAGGGCCTGTTCCAGTCCTCGCAACAGATCAAGCGCCAGTATGAGGAAGGCGTGATGGGTATGACCGGCGGCTTCGAGTTTGCCGAGAATACCCTGTTGCCGTCCTTCACCTTCGGGGCGCGCAATGCCGCGTATCTGACGAACGCGGCGGTTGCTCAGACTGGTTCCAGCCTGATCGTGGATACTGGCGCGAACGCAGCGGCGGCGGGTGATGTGTTCACCATCGCTGGCGTGTTCCGCGTGCATCCGGAAACGAAGGTGTCCACCGGCATCCTTCAGCAGTTTGTCGTGACTGCGGCGTATGCGGGCGGCGCCGGCACTATCTCGATTGCGCCGGCGATCACGGCCACTGGCCCCTACCAGAACGTGAGCAACGGCGCTGCGGACAATCAGGCGATTACGTTCGTCGGCACTGCGTCTGCCACCACGCAGCAGAGCGTGGTCTACCACAAGGACGCCTTCGCCTTCGCGACTGCCGACCTGCCGCTTCCCGATGGCGTCCACTTTGCTGGCCGGAAGGTGCAGGAGGGTATCTCGATGCGTGTCGTCCGCGCCTACGACATCAACAACGATCAGTTCCCGTGTCGTATCGAGGTGCTTTACGGCTATCGGGCCATCCG